AGTGTCGTTGCATAGTTGCCTGTTGAAAGGAAATTCTTCCAACTGAGTTTTGAAAACAGGATCATAGAGCAAGACTCTCCATATAGAGTTCCTTGATGATTCGTTTCATCTTGTCTTTATCCTTCACTTCTTCCATTGCATCAACTTCACCATTGATTAGTGTAACAGTGTCCTGTGCTAAGTCAACTATTTCCTCTTCACTCCAATCAGATACAGTCATCTCTTCAACGACTGTAATCTTAGCCACTCCACAGTCATAGAGTTTATCCATAAACCTTTCAAATGAATATGGGTGTTCTTTATGTTCCACAAACAATTTGATATAGGTGTCCTTGAGGTGTTCACAATCAAACCCGTCAGTGTCCATAGGACCATCTTCATCGTTATATGTAACGGTGTAGAACATCTTGTATGGGTTTGGGATAAATTCTAACTCACGGGTATCTGTGTCCAGAATATGGAAACCCTTTGTTTCGTTTAGGTCGCCAAATGTAATCTGATACTGCGTTCCAAGATAATAGATGTTTCCCTTCTCTTGACGGCAGTGGAAGTGTCCAGTGAGAACCTGCTCGTATCTCTTGAATATATCAGGGTTCATACCATCGTCATACTGGACTCCACGAATAACATCGTATCCTTGCAACTCAAGATGTCCGACAAGGAAAGGTGCATCTGCTGTCTTGATGAACTCCATTGACTGGTCGTAGTTTTCTTTGTTTACCCAAGGCAGGAATGCAATATCTAACGCACCGAATGTTCTAACCTCTGGCTCTTCGTAGATTATCATACTGGGTTCAGCACCAAACAACTCCACAAGAGAATTTACTCTGTTGGTGTTTCGGTAATACACATCGTGGTTTCCAAGGATACAATGCATCTCAATACCATTGTCGTGTAGTTGTTTGAAGAACCTTGTCCGAACTTGATGAAGACTATTGAAATTCACAAACTTACGACGATCCATGAAATCCCCTGCATGAATGATCGTATTGATATTATTTTCTTTGAGATAGGGGAAGAACACATCATCAAAGAACTTCATAAAATAATCTAAAAATATTTGGGAGTCCCCACGGGCAGACCAGTGGGTGTCATTGATCAGTGCTATCTTCACTCTTGTCTCCTAAGAAGTTATCCAACGTAAAACCACCCAAAGGTTTCTTGTCTTTCTCTTTTTTGGGTGTAAACTTACTAATGTCTGAATCTGTTAATCGTAAATAATCTGCCTTGACATTAGTTGACTCAGACAAATCAACATCTTCATTGCTTTCTATCCATCTAGGAAATTTTCCTTCAACGTCAAGTTCTTCTAGCAGTTTGTATTTAATATACATCTGCTTCTTTTCTTTTTGTATTCGTCGTAAAAAAGCATAATAGATGATTTGTGTAAAATACGAGAATGGATTGTTTGACTTTTCTGGATCAAAGTTATGACAATACATTATGCAATTTTCAATACCATCACTAATCATTTCTTCTCTATATTCATAATTCATAAAGTTTGGACGATAGGATAAATGCGTTGCTATTTCCATAAAACATTTTCCTATATAATCGCTTACCGGAGGTCTAGTATCACCAGACTGCTCCGCTTCAACGACTTCTTTCTTCCACTCGGACATTGCCTTATAGAACTCTTCGTTGTCAACATAATGGTTTGTTTTTTTCTTGCTCATTTTATAGTTTTATCCTTGACAGATTTTCACGGGTTATTATAATTACATGTGTTCCGATTCATTATGAATTCATGGTTCTGGATTCCAATTCCTAAAATGAGTTTCAAAATCATTTGGATCGTCTTTCTTCTTTTGTTGTTTTCGTATCATTTTATCTTTTGCTTGTTGCATAAAGGTATCAATATCAAATTCAAAACCTTCTTCGTCGTCTTCTTCATTGAAAGACACAATACCACTCATAAGAAAAGCAAGGAATAGGGCGGGGGGGACAACAAAATTCATCATAACATTGCCCTGAGCATCGGTTGGGATTGGTTCTTCTTCTTGTTCTGGTATTTTGACTTCTGGTGTGTTTTCTAAATCTGTCATAATTTTGTTTTTAACATAAGTTTCTAAATCATTAGTAATATCCAATTCCCCGTCCTGAACCATCTCATTGTAGATATCATTCGTAACATCTTCCTTTTCTAGTTCATCAAGGTAAATCGAAACAATCTCTGGTTTTGGTGCATTATCCGTAATGATTTGATTTCGGTTGATGTTGAATTGAATTTCGTTTGTCATTCTTCCCCAAGGTCGAAGTATCATAAATTCGTTAGTACCGCCCATTACTGGTTGATCTAATGTGATTATCTTAGTGAGCATTGGTCGGTGGAGCGTAACATAAGATTCGTTAGAAGAGATTACCTTGCTGATGATTTCTTCTCCAGAAGCAAGTTTGTAGTTTCTGTAAGTTTCAGCCATTGGTTTCTCCTTCTAGATTTATCGTTATTGTTTTATAGTCAAATTTTTCAATGTTGTATATTTTCATTCTCTCGATGAAGTGTTTGAGTGTGTGGTTGCTCCAACTTTTCCAAGTCAAATCATCGCCGATATCATACAACTTTGCTTTGTCTTTATATTTAGACTTTCTCAATTGTCGTCCAATAGATTGAAGTACTCGTATTCGAGACTTAGAGGGTGATGCAAAAATAATATTGTGTAATCGTCGAATCGAGATTCCTGTAGAGAATGTACCATAAGAAGCAACAATTATTGCATTGTTATTTTCTTCGGTAAGATTTCGTACTTCTTCTCTGTCTTCGGAATCTGTGCCCCCGTATACAAAAAACACATCGTGTTCGGGGCAGGCTTCTTTGATAAGTTTGTGTAGATGCTTTCCGTGCTTTTCTACTAACTGAAAGAGAACAAGAGTGTTCCCTTTCAAGTTTTTTGCCATATTAGCAATAAATTTGTTTCTGGTTGGGTTAGTGACTAACCACTCCAGTTCATCAAAATATTTATTTCGGTTCATTTTTTTGCGGTTCTCTTTGGGATATTTCAGTAAAATGCAATCAATTGATAGTTGAGATAAAAGGTTTTTATCCATTAGATCAGAAGTTTTGATTACATTATACACTGGACCGAACAAACCTTCAATGACTAATTTGTGTGTTTGTGTACCATCCAATGTTCCCGTTGTCCCTATACGATATGGGCAATTCTTTAGTTTGCTCATTATACTGGTGAGGGATTTGGATTTAAACAAATGACACTCATCACCAAATGCTGCACCGAAATTGTCGAAATAGTTGGCTTTTAGTTTGTATATGCTCTGCCATGTTGAAATTACGATTCTACTAGAATCAATCTTCTTTTTCCCTGCATATACTGTATGACATTCTCTATTTGCATCAAACGAGGTGTCAGCCTGTGAGTATTCTTTGAAGTCTTCAAACATTTGTGTCACTAGTGATATCGTGGGAACGATTACCAAAATTTTCTTTTCTGGAGGAAGAATGTCCAGATAATATCTAATTAGTGCGTATATTATTAGGCTCTTGCCAGATGCGGTAGGAGAAAGAAGCAAACACCTATTATTGTTTATTGCGTGGTGTATTGCGTCAATTTGATGATCATAAGCCTGGAGAATTTCATCTTTGTATGTTGGTTGCAAATGATCGTTAACGAATTTAGCAATATCATTTTTTGATATATCGACTGGTTTGGTTGGAACATCACCGAAATCTATAGAGTAGTTTCTTTCATCTGCAAAAATTTTAACATATTTATCCAATCCCGCAAACAGAGTTTGCCCGTAGATATTGTAGAGTTTGATAGTACCATCCCACATTTTGTTTTTGTATGCCGGCATAAATTGATAGCCAGGAACTTTGAATGTGAAATAATCAGACAACTCTTGTGCAATACCCCTATCACACTGCACAGATATATGAACACTATCTTTATATTCAACAGTCAAATCGCTCATTGTACTATTTATGGTTGGAAAGGTGTACCGTTTACTACAATTTCTGTCTTACCACCAACATGTCCTGACCATACAACACACTCCACTCCTGCTTGTTTCAATAGTTCTATACCAATACCAACCGATTCTTTCCATCTGTCTGGTGTGATATCGAAGTATTGTTTATGACCTATAACTCTCTTTATTCCGCATTGTATAATTGCTCTTGCACAATCTGGGCAAGCAAACAATGGGCAATACATTGTCAAACCTTCTGTTTGTACGCCTAGTTTTATTGCTTTGTATAGGACATTACGTTCTGCATGTTCAACGTAGTGATATTTGTTTGGTCGTTCCCAGTATTCTTTCTTTTCTGGGATAGAACTGGGAATATTATTAGATTCCATACAAATGATACCCGAATTGTCGTTTGTAAGTAAGGCAGCATTTTGTGTGGATGGATCTTTTGATACGTTCTTGGCATATTGGTATAGATGTTTAAAGTATACAGGATGCATTGGATCAATTTTAATATCATATACCATTAGTGAATTTCCTCCATTCGATAGCGTTTTTGATTTCCCAGCCCCTACCATTGATACTCTTGATAATGGAAGCAAGATAGTCTACTTTTTCTTGTTGGAGGACAATTTTATCCGTCATTAAAGACACTTCTTTATCTGCGTAAATATATCTGTCCAAATCTTGTTTGAGAACCTTGAGTTGAAAGGCTTCCCACCCACGCCTTTCTAGTTCTTCTTCGGACATTTTCCCAGAATAATACTCCCATTTATCACGGAGGAGTTCACGCTTTTCAGATTCCAGTTTACGAAGGAATAGCCTTTCATCATGGAATAGATTTAGATACTTGTTGTGGAGTTGGGGTATCTTGAGTGATTCTATGTCAAGCATTGAATCATCAATTACCGAGTCTTTTGCCACCATTTTGCGAATGTCATCAAATCTCATATATTCAGTATAGCCCTATTTTGGGCAAAGTCAAGAACTAAATGTTGTGAATGTCGTAGGTAGTATATTTGAATGTTACGTTGGCAGTTAAAGGTTCTGGTGATGACGATGTACTATCGAATTCTAGTCCAGACAGCGTTTCTGGGATAATGTTTTTAAATTGAACTCGAAGGTTTGGTTGCATTGCACTATTGAGAATGAATAGATTTGCATCAGAATAATGGTGTGGTGCATCCTCAATTTCAGCAAAATCTTCTTCAGTTGTGATAGACATCATCCAATTGTAAATTTCAAGCCAGTTTGATAGATCTTCATCGACAAGAAACTGCATTGTTAGTGCTTCGTACTCTGGTAGACCAGATCTAGGAATAGTGATAAATTGAGTTGGTTGTGGAATCATTATAATACTCAGCCCCGGTAGATTGACATTCTGACAAAAATAGGTCATTGTTGAACACCTATCTAATTCCATTTTGAAATAAGTAGGCATCAATCCATTGATTTTATCTGGTTGCCTAGTAGAGCGATCCGTGTTTGTTTTAGAAAACCCAAACAAAGCATCTTTGTCCGAGGGTGGTATTGGTGTTTTTCCTGTTGAACTGCCAATTGTAGTCATAATGGAATCCTCCATACTATGTATAAACAAAAAGGGGAGTCCCGAAGGACTCCCCTAATCGATCAAGTTTTAGAACTATCAGGCAGTTCCACCAGCGTTGATACCGTGGAGGTTATCAACTCGGAAGATTCTGTAGTAGAGGTTGTTGCGACGTGCGCCGATGTTGTCTACTGATGAAGAAGTTCCGCGAGCGAATGGGTTCTCTACCATTCCATATCGAGTCTTGAACCCGATCTTTGGTTGGAAGGTAGTAGCATCAACTGCACGAACCATCTGGAGTGGAACATATGGGCAATAGAAGAGTCCAGCATCATATTGACTCTCACCACGATATCCTGCACAGATATAGTTGGTTGTAGCATATGGATCAACATATACCTTGGTGCGACCATTCAGAACACCAACGAAAGTGTTGCCGGTATCGTCAACTTCAAGGTTTCCGAATGCTGGCGAGTGATCAAGAATACCACTCATCGAAAGAGCAGAAGCGACATCACTGGATGTGATGACGATGTTGCCCTTGCCTCGTCGAGTGTCCTTGGAGATCTGGTTACATTCGCGTTCAATTTGGAACATAAGTCCACGGAAACGCTCTGCACTCCAACGTCCATCTGAGTCGCTTAGAAGGTCATATACACCTTTGGTTTGACCAGAAGCACCATCGACGGTAACACCATCAGCAGAAGCAAGATCGCTGTGATCTGCACCAAGAACTGCTTGGTTGTATACGGTGCGGATAACTTCTCGGTTAATTTCGGCGAGAATTTCACTCGAAAGGATATTCGAGAGTTCTGCTTCTGCGTCAAGCCCGTGAACTGCTTTCAAATCCTGTGCGAGTTCGGTGCTGTATGAAGCCTGGAGCATTCTGCTCTTTGCTTCAACGGCTACACGCTCAATACTGAATGCCATCTCGGCGGGAGACTTGCCTTCTGCATTTGAAGTTACCATTCCTTCACCGAAGAGATAGGTGCTACCACCTGTCTCTGATCCGCTAAGGGGATCGGTGCCACCATGTGTGCCTGCACCGCGAGCAGCAGCAGTAGTACCTGCCGAAGCAGTACCACCAAAGTCGGTATCGGCTTCATTGTAGAATGCTTCGGTTCCGCTTTGGTTAGTGTAACGCGAACGCATTGCAAAGATAAGTCCGGTTGGACCAGTCATTGGCTGGACACCAGCAATATCATAAGCAATTAGGTTTGGCATAGAACGACGAACGAGACTAATAAGAACAGGATCGAATCCTGCTACGCTACCGGCTTGCCCGAAGTGAGGAGAACCACCAGCACCCATTGCGTTTGTTGGGGCCGCTTCGTTGAGTGCTTGCTCTTGGTTCTCAAGAAGGATCGTAGTTACGTTCTTCCTATAAGTGGTTGGAATAGCAGGCAATTCAGCATGTTCGAGAACTGGTTCCCATTTCTTCTGTAGTTGTTCTGCTAATAATAGTTTTGAATCGTCCATTAGACTTTTCTCCTTGTTAAATTTTGATTATAGTGCCTTGTTTTCGGCTTTACGGATACGAGTAATTGATTTGAGATAACGGTCCATTTGTGCGGTACTAATATTTTCATTCAAAATGTTTTCTTCTTCAAATGAATCATCCGAACTTACCGAACCGTTGAAATAATTTTCTTTGAGAATGTTGAGTTTTTCTTCGTATTGCTCTGCATTCGAGAATTCAAGTCCTTCTGATAAACTACGAAGGGTTTCAACTTCGGTGGTGGTGAGACCGTTAGTTGATCTCATAAAGGAGATAGCACATTCTAAAATGTTGATTCTTTTTGTCATTTCAATATTAGACTGGAGTTGCTCGTTGAGTTTTTCTTCAAGTTTCTCCGACGTTTCGGTTGCTTCTGCTAAAGCATCAAAACTCTCATCTGGAATTTCAATGTTGTGCTTCTCAAACAACGATTTGAGATCGGTGATGAACGACTCTGCAATTTCGTTCTTGAGTCCATGTTCAATAGCGATTTCGTTTTCACTAGACCATTCAGTAACGACATAGTTGAGATATTCATCTAATTTCTCAGAAAGTTCGTTGCTGATTCGTTTTGTTTCGTTCTCAAGAAGTGTATTGTGTTCTTCTTGAATTTCAGCACGAATGGCTGTTGCTCGTTCTTGGAGTGCGCTCTTAAAAATAACTTCTGCTTTATTGCGGAAATCTTCTGAAAGATCTTCACCACCAAACAAAGCATCCATATGCTCTTTGGTTGCTTCCTCAGTAGCAGCAGATGGTTTAGCAGCGATAGAGTCTTTATTTTCTTCTTCTTCGTCTTCGTCTGCTTCTGGTTCGTTAACTTCGGCGGCACCCTCGTCGCTATGAGCAACTTGATAGAGATCTGCGTCCTCGATGCTGTCGGTATCAACAGTTGGAGTTTCTTCTCTTTTCTTGTTGGGTGCATCCACGTTTACAGCATCGTCTTCCATGAGTTCTTCGGACTCAAGGATTTCTTTTGCTAATTCTAGTGCTTCGTGGTCTGACATTATAATGTCTCCTTTAGTTCTTGCTTACTATGTATAGTTTTCAGATATTTGACAGGAAATGCCTAAATACAGAAAGTTTTGCTTGTTCTATAATTTTCTTGTCTGACTCAGACAATAACTTTTTATAATTCTCAACCACTCTTGGTTGGAGAATACCATTATCCCATATCCATTCTTTCCCTTCCATAATACCATTCACAAAAGCATCGGGAGCAGAAGGATCGGCAACGATGTCAACAGCAGCAAGCATAAAGTCTTCTTGAACGACGTTGACTCCATCTTTGTTAGATTTGATGGAACCCATGCCTCTAGAAGACACACCTAATTTGGCACCTTCATCGATAAGATTTTTGACGATTTTTCCATATGGAGTGTCTAGAATTTTGGCTTTTCCGATGATGTTGTTGTTGTCTTCTTTTAGTTCGGTTATAAGATGGGACACACGTTCAAGATTAAGAGATGGACCTTCTGGATGTCCAAGTTCTCCCATTGCTCTTTTGTTTTCGACAAGATCCTTTGTGTATCTTGCAACTTCATTGTTGAGGATATCTTTGGGGTAAACCCTACCATTACGGTTCTTTTTCTCTGCTTGCATAAAGACACCTTCGATGAAGTAGTTCTTTTTAGAACCTTCGGTTTCTTCGGTGATTGTGCAGTTGATATCTTCTGTTGTTTCGGTAATTAGGTACATTATTCATTCCTCGTCGGTTGTTGAACTTTCTTTTGGTTTACCAATATTTGCAGAAATTTCAAGTTTTTTATTTTGTACATATTCACCTGTCTTCTTATAGAGAACATTTTGTGTTTCGGATCTTGCTTGATCTATGTTTCCATTACGCAATGCATTTACAATATCATTGACAGTCATAGTCTAATTCCTTTTGTTTTGTTTATAACAAATTCAACAATTGTGTTGTGGTTTTTCTTATTTATAATAAATGATTTGGCGAATCGCTTCTGATTCTCCCTATCAAGCATTCCATACACCAAATTGACTCTTTTTATCATCGATTCGTCTAAATCTATTTTTGTTCCATCGTTCAGTTGTGTAAGGTTGACTAAAATGTCACCAAAATCTACAGACTCACCAAACATATTACGAATCTTTCGCCATATCCAGTTGTTAGGATTTTCTAATTCATCTTCAATATCAAATTTATCTGCAAGTGCATATGCGGCTTCTGTACCGTCATCAAACTTTCTCTTGTTCTTTTTTAACCAAGTGGTAATTTCTTTTTTTGTGTCTTCTAGGAGACACAATTCAAATTGACAATCAATACCTTCTTTGATACTTTGCTTAATGTATCTACGAGTTTCTCTCTTTGCAATCTTGGGACCAGGGAATATTTCCCATCGTTTTTCGTCAATGTACGCAACGACGGGTTTGGTTCTACCAAGACCAAGACTTTTCAAAACAACTCTCTTCCCTGCAATATCAAAAGAATCGATGAATATTTCTTTTTCGAGTCGAGGATCAAGAGCAATTTCGGCAGAATCTTGTTGGAGTTCTGTTTCAGCCTCTTCTTTAGGTTTTTCCTCTTCCTCATATATCTTACGAAAATCAGAAAAGGATTTTAGGTTTGTTGACATCAATAGTAATCCTCTGTTGTGCCTGTTGAGATGATGCCCTTCTCTCGTTCGTTTTCTATCTGAGCATCCATTTCTTTGATTTCTTCTTCGGTTTGATTGAGAACATTCTTTCTTATCCACTCCAAAGAGTAGTATTTACCGATATGTTCATTCATCATACCCAGAAGATTCATTCGTTCGTTTAGAATCTCATTATTTTTGAGTTCAGTAAAATATGAATCTCTAGCATATTCAAACTTGACATCATCTTTGATTTTTTCCCATTCGTCTTCTTTCATTATGCCGCGAAGTATCAATTGGACTCGTAGTGCCTGTAAGAACAACTCTGAAAATTTGGTTCGTTGCTTTTCGATAAACTTGAAGAACTTCAATTCGTCTCTTGATATTTCAGCAGATCTGCCCATATTAAAACCATTATCCGCTTCAAGACGACTAATAGGAACATTCAATGCACGATACAATTTCTTTTTGAAATATTCAACATCTTCCATTTCACCGAGGTTTTCCCCACCCTGTAGAGTATCAATCTCGGTGCCTCTTCCACCTTCTCGTCTAGGTAGCCAAAAATCTTCAAGCATTGACATGTGTTTTTTGTCGTCACGAATTTCTCCGGTATTAACATCATATACCAACTTGTTTCGATATCGGTTCATTATGTCTCGGAGGTATTGCTCTGCTTTGTTCTTTGGAAGAGAACCAACGTCAATATAGAATATCCGACGCTCGGGGGCTCTGGATATTCGATAAATCACCACAGCATCTTCAATCATTCGTAGTTGATTGAGTGGTTTGATAATTTTGTGAAGATTTCCGAACACTCTCTTTTTGTCAATGTCATACATTCCCGAATGAACATATATGATTGAATCGGTATTGATTTTAATTCCCTCAACAGCATCAAGACCACCAAGTCTATCATCCCTGTCTTGATCGGTATAAACAAAGAATTCTTCAACATCTTTGATTACTTTGATACCATCTGAGCCCGTCTCTTTTTCGACTTTCCTAATTTTTCGGATGGATGTGGCGTCAACTGGTCTAAGTTCTTGAATGCCTTGCTTCTTATTTTTTGGGTTTATGACAATATGAAAATACATTTTTCCGTCAATGTACCACTTACGGAATATATCATAGCCTCGAACGCTAAAATGAAGAAGTTTTAGGATTTTATTAAATTCTTCCTGCATCGTTTCTTTTACTCTATCAGGAAGATTGACTAAATCTAAGTCCATTTGTACAGTTCTTTTGATATCATCTTGAACTATTGATTCGTTGATAATATCATCTATGGCACTATCCACTTCTGCGTGTAATGACATTTCTCTGTATTTCTTAATCAAATCGATATCGTTTTTAATGTTTCCATCAAAATCAACGTACTGACCAAAGAAATTGCCTGCTTCAATCGTTGTTGCCCCATCATCATAATCAGGTGGGACGAATGAAACAGGCTTACGAATGGTTGACTCTAAACCAACTTTATTCGTATTTTTCTTTTTACCAAATGAAAATCCAAAGAAATCGGGCATAATAAATATATTCCTTTAATCAACTAACCTCTTTAGATGTCCAATATTGATAGGTGAGTGTCACAGTAAATTCAGCAATGGTATCATTCGTATCAAATGCAACTTCCATTGCTCCAATGTTCTTCGGCCAGCAACCAATCAGATTGTATTTTCTAACTCCCTTACCCATACGATCTAGTTGCTCAACACTCCAGTCTTCGTATAGATTACTATCATCATATTTTACAGTGTTCTCAACGTGCTTATTCATTTCGTTGTGCCATTTTTCAAAATCAATGCGAAGTTTCATTTCTGCATCAGAAATTATTGTAATTTCCCAATCTTCAAATGTTCTATCGCCAGGAATTTTAATCACTCGGCCCCGATATGGTACTAGAATTTCCCCCACAGTCGCAGAAGGTAATGATGTGCTTTTAATCAGAAATTTAAGTTTCTCATTGTTTCCAACTTTGTTTCCTGCTTGCACCTGAAAGAGATTTTGCCTAAGACCTCCTCCTTTGAGTGCGCTGCTTTTATAATTTTCAATATCTGGCATATATGCCTCCTTTTAGAATTTTTGGTTTATAGTATTTAGGGGGCTCTATTGAAGAAACCCCCACAAATACCAAATTTTATGCACCTGCTACTTCGTTGAAATCAACTCCTGTACCGACTGCGATAAAGTTGAGTTGAATGAAGTTGATGGATCTTGCAGGTTTGATGTAGATGTCTGCAACAAATTCATTTCTATCAATTACGCTGCCTGGGTTGTTAGTTTCATCACATACAACCTTGAAGTCGTAAATGCCTCTTCGTCCCTTGACATCTCGGAGGAATGGTGTTACCATATTCACGAAACTTGCTCGGGTGAAAGCATCATTGAACTCAAACAACTGATACTTAGCAGCAGTTGCGATTGCCTTCTCAAGGACAATGAACAGTCTACGAACATTGATACGATCAAATGCACTTGGTTTTCTCTGCATCGTCTTATCACCGTAAAGAACTGTTCCTTCGCCGGGGAAGGCAACAACTGGGTTGATGTTGTTCTTGTAGAGTGTGTCGCGGTGTGCTTGCTTTGGATTGTAAGGCAATCGAATTACCCCACGAATTTGTCCACGGTTGAATCCTGCTGGACTCCACCAAGCATCGTTGGTAAACTCTGTTCGGGCAACCAAACCAGCGACATCTCCGTTGAGGGGAACCCATCGATAAACGTCATTGTAGGTATCGTACATATACTTCCAACCACCGTCAAACACACCATATGAAGATGATTTGTTTAGATCGTTGTTGTAGTAATCTACGATGTTTGTGGTTGCAGTCCCCGCAGAACTTTGTCCGACAGCATCTCCTCTAAGAGGAGAGAGGAATGCGACACAATCTTTTCGTGCATCGCAGATATCAATCAATTGTCCTGCAAGTGTTTGCTCAGCCGGTCCGCCTAAGAGAAGCGAAACATCTACTGTTTCTGCATCATCAAAGAGTTCATACCCGTTAGAGTAGAGCGAAGAGTTCGAGTACGTTCCGTTTACTCCACCAGTCATAGAAGCATAGAAGTTTCTAGCAAGTTTCTCGAAGTTACTACCACTTCCTTCACCGGCCGGTACAATACCAGATTCAATATCTGAGAGTAATGAACCCCATTCTCTACCACCAACCCCGGCACTCACTCCGCCAGAGAATCCAATAACATCTGGGTGATCACCCCACCAAATATAGTTTGACGAATCGTTGATAACTTTAACATAATAGTTACTTGTCCCGTCAAACTTCTTGGCATCTTTTGCCTTAGAAGCAGTAAATCGTTCAAGAACAGTTCCGCGTGTTCCGCTAAATCTACCATCTTCATCAATCACGACGATATCAATTTCGTCGTCAGTAGCGCCAGCATTTTCTGCGTTTGTTGATGTGGACGGAGTGCGATCAAAGTTACCGGCATATGCCCAAGTTATTGTTGCATCTGACGTGGCCCCGAGGTTTGTGTCGAGGGAAGAAACCGCAGGAGTGACTTTAATGTGGGTGATTTCGTTAGATTCATTTTGGTGATCTGCACCAGAAGCGCCACCACTAAATCCTGTTACAGTATATGTTGTATTTCCGAGACTGAGATAATCTCCTACAGCGACTTCACCTCGCATAGAAGTATCTTCAATTTCCAGTAAACTTGCACCGGCACTTGCACCAGTAATACCATCCGAGAACGAAACACTATGTGTATCAGACATTGAAACTTTTAGTGAGTTACCAAGAGTTCCGGGCCACTTTGCAGCCCAATAAATATCTGCTGATCCACTCAATCCCTGACTACTAGCACTGGGGCTAGTCCCTCCCTCTACGTCATTGAGGTAATAATCGTTACTATTTAGAAGTTGAATACCAGAAGAAGATCCAGAGAATGATACTGCGGTGTCACCGCGAGTTCCGTTCCCTGCTGCCACAGCATTGTATGCATCGTTTGTCTTTCGTACGACCTGAAGACTGTTTCCATACCCTAGGAAGTTAGCCCCAGTAAAGAAGTATTCGGTTGGGGCGTGATCGTCGCCAACTGTTGGTTTGCCGAATGCACTTACGAGACTTGCTTCCCCATCAATAAGAACAATCTCTTCACAGGGGCCCCAGTTAAAGTAACCAGCGACTCCAGCCGAAGTAGTAGCAACAGCGGGTACAATGTTTGTAAGATCTTTTTCGGTGACGTTTACGCCTGGACTAATTTGAAATCCCATTGCGCTTTCTCCTTTGTGTTTTATCCTAGCGATTCGCTATGAAATGTTATTTCTTTCTTCATATATATAAATCTATCGGATTACATCACCCAACCACCATCAACTTCCCATTGTTGCCCCGAATCATCAATATATGTAGTCTCTTGAGAACCCAAACCATCCTCAATGAACCCAAATGGGGTCATATCATCTTCAATTTGTTTCATTTTTTCTTCATAAAGGTCTTTACGAATATCAAGATTGGTCAATTCCTTGAAATATGATTGGGTTGTCAACCATCCAAACAGAACTAAGGTCATCACCAAGTCATCGTGATGTCCTGTTTCCGCCTGATATGATTTTTTCTTAGAGATGAATGAAACGAACTCTTTGATAATGTCAAAATCTTCAACAATCAATTTATCCTCTTCAACCATACTCTTCAGAAGAGAGCATCCGACTCTCTTTACTGCTTCTGTTGTTCTGATTCCATATTGACTCTGCCCAGAACCAAATCCACCATCCAGAGTTTGTCCCTTTCTACCACGAATAGTAGTAACCAATAAATGGTCATATTCCATTTCGTGATGAAGAATGTCTGCAACCTGTCCACCAATATCATTCAATTCCACAAGAATGTGTGCTTTGTTGTATTGCATTGCTGCTGCATATATCGCATTTGGATATACAAGTGGTGACATTTCGTTATTTCTAAATTTGGCAACTACCCTATATGGCATAGAAGTAATATCCACAATGGTGAATGCGTGATAATCTAAACCCTGTCCTCTCGAAACATCAACACACATCACATAAGTATGGTCTTCTTCTGGTTCAACCAAAACATCGAACCCTTCATCGTTTTTGAATACGGGGTCGTTGTATGTCAATTCTTTCAATTTCTTCGATTCAATGAGTGTGTTTACACTACCCACGAAGTCACAATTATGAGAAACTAAACCATTTGAAAAGTATTCGTGATTTTCAACTTCGAGAATATCAAACAAATCAATTTCATCTTCAAAAATATTAACAAACGAAACTGGCGAGGATTCCTTTACACCAACAATAAAATCACCGCACAACAATTCTTTACTTTTCTTCCAACCATCTTTAGTTTTTACTTTATGGTTCAATGAACATTTAAGTTCTGTGCTTTTGGTTGAAATTGTAGCGTATTCTGATTTTGAAAGTTTTCTCATACCAGAGAACGACTTCCAACCAGAAGGTGTCATTATTTCATATTGTGTGTTTTTTATATGTTCTTCCACGATTTGCCTGTAATTATGTTGTATAGATTTATGTTCGTTATTCCGTAATTGGAATGATATTGGTTTGCATATGCTCTTTCTTGGGTAAGTTTGACTCCATTCCTTTGCACTTTTCCCACTCCATTGATTGTTGGATGTTCTAAAAATTCTTTTCGTATATCCTTAACCGTAGATTCGGTAAGTTTAGAACTGTGCCTTACGCCTCTTCTTGTGTTTCTCATTTTCTGTATTGATTCTTCTGAGAAGCAACCAGACCTTCCTTTGTTCCAAGGTGTTTGACCTTTCTTCACTCCACCAATACCTTTCCTGTCATATCCAGAGTTCTTCTC